GATGTATTTGTTGAAGAATCTGCTGCTCCATCTATCCAAGAAGTTATAGCACCTGAATAACCTGTAAAAGCACCACCTGATGTCTTAGTAACAGTATAGGAACTTTGTCTATCGCCACTATCGTATGATGGTGTAGAAGCTGATGTAGTTACAGAATTAACATATTCACTAGCATTTCTTGAAACATTAGTAGTCGTATCAATACCAGTATCATCTTGGAATACATCAACTGATTGTGAGTTAGTATTGTAAGCTGATTTGTTTTGGTCAGATGCTTGTCTTAAAGCAAGTGTAGAAATATCATTAACAAGTTTGTTATCGTCAAATGATGTTGCGTGTTGTGATACATTAGATGCTGCTATTCTTGCGTCATCAAAAGTACCACTTGTAATTTTACTTGCAGCTAATCCAGGTATTCTATCTGCACCTAAAGAACCTGTTGCTATTTTATTTGCGTCAAGGTTTGGTATCTCATTAGCATCTAGTGTGATTTTAGTATTATCTATCTGACCACTAGAACCAATAAGACTTGATAAATCTCTTGCTTTAGTCATGAGGATTAATCCTCGCTAGGTGGTGTATAACCAGTTAATGCAGTTGCTTCAGCTTGTGTTAATCCCAAGTCTAATAGCTTTTGATTGCCAGAAACTTGAGCATCTACTTTAGCTTGTTCTTCATTTTTAACATTATTTCCTGTGATTACATCTTGTTCTGCTTGTTGAATTTCTTCAGCAGTCATATCTGATATAATACCTTTAGGATTTTCTGGTGTGAATAATATTTTTTTTGTCATATTAGTATGCTCCTTTTAATCCATAAATAATGGCTTTAGCTTGTTTAACAAAATTTGATGAGCCTTGTGCTGTGTATCTTAAACCTCTACATTGTATATTATTATTTTTCCATACACCACCACCAACCAAATACCTCATATCAGAAGTATTGTTGCAATAGAAAGAACTATGAATATTAAACCATGTATATTTTGTGTTTTGATATGGTTGAAAAACATCTACTACAATAGTTGAAGTTTTTTCAGTATCACTTGATAAGTCTTGTGATAGTTGAATGTATGTATTACTTGCACTTGAACCTGCTAAATCAGTTCCCGAAGATGTTCTTCCATTATTTGCAAATTCATAATTACTTGCTGTATCTATATTTCCATTATTGTCTATTGCTCTAAACCAACCTTGAGCACCAGAACCAACATGCAAAAAATCATGTAAAATTACTCTATAACATGGGTATGTAGCACTAAAAATATTATCCATATCAAAGTTTGTTACATTAGAACCAGAATGACTAAATTCTGCAATTTTTACAAAATCACTTGATACTGTTCCCCAACTTGGATTTGCACCAGTACCACCAGATTGCAAAACTTGACCAGAAGTTCCTGCACCAAGTCTAGCAAGACCAGACGCATCTCTATAAACAATATCGCCTTGTGTAGTTAATGTTGATGTTAAATCTGTTCCATCAGTACCATTAGTACCTGCTGAACTCATTTGATCCCAGAAATTTGTATCTGTTGGAAGGTTACCAGTTGATGCAGCAGTACATACATAAGATGATCCATTGTATGAAACAACATCATCTACTGCATATGCAGTACTTCCAGAGTATACACCCTTCCAGTTAAATTTTATTGCGCCTAAATTTATTGTTGCCATTTGTTCTCCTTTTTAAATTAATTTAAATTACAATCTACGCACATTATATGGTTGCTATTAAATTACCATTAGCATTAATACTAAAAGTAAATCCACTAGCACTAAATAATACATCATCAAATCCATCAAATGTTGCAGCATCAATATCATCTGCACCACCATTTGTTGTTGTAATAATTAACTCACCACTTGCGTTTTTATTGAATCCATATACTTCAGCTGAACTAGCATTTCCTGGTTGGAATGTAGAAGATGAAGCATTATAAGTTAAAACTTGTCCATCTGTAACACCAGCAGTTGAAACATCATTAGCATCATTAATACTAAAGTTTGCTAATTCAAATGTACCAAAGGTTACAACATCTACAACATCAGTACCAGAAGCTCCTATTGGACTAGCAAATACTATTGATGTACCAGAACTAACAGTTACATCTGTACCGTTAACCATTTTTACACCATTTAAATAAACGTCAATATATGGAGCATCATATTCTAAAGAATTTCCAGAATCATCATTTCCACTAATTGTAGTAGTTGATGAAGATACTGTGTAAGTGTATCTTTCAGATGTACCGTTTACTGATGAACCTGTATTAATAAATCCACCAGACGAGTACACTTTCATAATATTATTCGTAGAATCAAACCATAAATCTCCTACATCTAATGATGTACTTGGAGCTGTAGCTGATACTCTGTATCTAGCTGCAAAGTCATTTACAGATCCAATATTATTAGAAACATCAGTTACAGAAGCTATATTAGTTGCAACTGTTCCAATATTATTTGATCCACTTAAATCTGTTGCAACAGCACCAATTGTATTAGATCCTAATAGATCTGTAGCAACTGTATTAATATTTGATGAGTTTGAGTTTACAGAAGTTATTTGTCCAGATATTGCATATACACCTGTAATTTGTGTGTTTAAACCAGCAACTGTAGTAACTTGAGAAGTTATATTTGCAACGTCACTTATATCAGAATCTATTGCTGCTACTTGCCCAAGTTCAGTAGTTAATCCTGCAACTGTAGAAATGTTATTTGTTGGAGATATTTGACCTGCAACTAAAGTTATATTATTTATGTTTGTAGTATTACCAACAGTATTTATATCTGTAATATTATTTGCAACTGTATCAATTTCAGATACTGCTTCATTTAAATCATCTGCTACAGTTTCTACTTCAGATATAGCTTCGTTTAAATCATCAGCGACTTTTATTACATCAGCTATATTTGTTGCTACCGTATTTACTGAAGCAATATTTGTTGACACAACACCTATATCTGTTGCATCATTTGCAACTGCTGTAACATCAGAAGCTATTGCACTAACAGCACTTACATCACTAGCTATTCCTGCAATTGTTGTAATATCTGTAATATCTTGTCCAAACTCTAATCCATCACCTGCACTATTTACATTTAAAACTTTGTTAGCAACAAGGTTTGGAAATGTAATATTAAATGTGTTTGCTGTTGTAGCAGCAGCTCTAGGAGAAAATTTTAAATCTCTTTCTAGTTGCTGACACATAGCAATAATTTTATCTAATTCTGTATTAAGTGATCCTATTTGAAAAGCACCAGATGTTGGAAAGTCTGTAGATCTTTCTATTGCTAAATCTCTAGATATAGTAATTACATCATTTACTGTAGCACCAGGCGAACCTAATGTAATAGATCCACCACCAGTTTGTCCTGCACCAGATACAGAATATTCTGTTGCATCTGCTGGTGATGCAGAAAAAGTTAATAGTGTTGTACCATTAAATACTTTTAAATCTGCATTATCAAAAAATTCAAATCCTACAGTAAAGCTAGTTTGTCCTGCTGTTGCTGTATATTGAACTCGTGGTTCTACATCTGAAATTATTATACTCATTATCGAAGCCCTTTTTCTATATCGTCAAATAACCAATCCAAGTACCATACGTTCTGAAATGGAATTAATCTACGCACATTACGTGCTGTGTAGTGATTATATGATTTGCCACCAACATCATACATAATATCAAACACATTATAAATTTGTGATGCACTTGGGCCAAGCAATCCTACTTTAGATTTCATAGAAGAACCATAAGGTTTACCTTCACCCATTAATGGAGCTATCCCAATTCTGTTATCTGTAAGAGCTTCTATAGATCTATTAACATCTACAAATATTCCACCTAATCCAGATCTATCAAACGCTGCTAATAATTTTGCAGTTAAAGATTTTTTAGAATAATCTTTGTTAAATCTAAACTCACTGTAAACTGCATCTACTAACATACCAGATCCCATTAACAACATAGAACCAAATAAAAAATCCATATCTTTTTCTTGCATACCTCTCATTAACATTCTTTGTGTAGAAGCCATTGCAAATTTTTTAAACTGTACAATAGTACTAGCAAGTTCATAGTTCATAAACAAAGGTGTATCTCCTTTGCCTGGCGTTACAATTGTAATATTAATATCTTTATTTAATGCTGCACCAAATCTTTGTTTAGCTAAATCATCAGTCCATTCTGCTGAATTAGCCATTCTATTATGTACAGTTTTAGTTCCATGTTCTTCATACATTTTAGCAATTCTTTTTGCTACTTCTTCATCAATACCAGAAGCTGCTAACTTAGTTTTAAATTTATCTGACAAAGTACCTTTACTCCATTTAACAGAGTCTTCTAAGATTCTAGAACCAATAGTAACAGATGCTGCACTTTTCATAAATTCTGTCCATCTAGACATCATGTTAATATACATAAAATTAAAGTTGGCTGCTTTACCCATCATACCTTCTACTTTAGAAGACATACCAAACATATCTCCTATATCAGAAAATAACATAGCTCTTTGTCCTGTAACCATATCTACTGCTTCTGCAAAAGACTGAGCTTCTTTTTTACCTGCTTTAAAGATACCGAATTTTTTATTTGACAGCATATCTGCCCACATTTCAAATTGTGTTTTAAAACCTCTTTGAATACCAGATGTCATAATAGTTCTTGGTACATCAGCTACTGCTGCAAAGAAACCAGTAAGCATTGTTAAAGCATTATAATGTTTCATTGTTCTCATAGCTCTAGATGTCCAAGCATGAGGATCAGCAGGTAATCCATATGTACCTCTAACCAGCTCAATACCAGCTTCTAGATCTTCTAGAACTTTGTTTCTCTCTGCCATAATTTTAGCTTTTTGTGCCTTAGTTTTTGCCTTAAATGCCTTAATATTATATTCTTCAGCTACTTGATATAATCCAGGAAACGTCATTGATTGAGCTTCATCTATGTATTTATATCCTAGACCATTTGGATCTCCGTATTTTTTAGTAAATAAAATGTCTGGAGTTACTTGTCTGTAGTATGTTTTCATAAGTGAAAAAATATCACTAACTATAAAATCATTATCTACTAATTTCATTTGTGTTTCTGGTAGAAGGTTTAACTCTCTAGCTCTTGTAGCTCTAGCATATCTAGGTCTATTAAAAGCATATCTTTCAAATACAAGATCTTTAATATCATCAGTATATTTTGTTTTTTCAAATCTTTGAAATGGAAAATGTCCTGCTAGATCATCTACTAAAGTATTTAATTTTTTTTCATTAATATACTTTCCTCTTTTAATTAGATCTTCTCTAATTATATTTTTAAACAATTCTTTGTTTCTATCTATATTAGTTTTATTATAAATTATATTAACATAATCTTTTATTAAACTATCTGACGCTTTTAAGCGTTCTTCTAACTTAGCAATTTTATTTTTGATTTCTGTTGCAGAATATTGTGAGGTAGTACCATCTACTTTAGACTTAAATGATTTAGAAGTTTCACCTTTCTTTTTCATTGTGTCCATAGTACCTTTCCAAAAATTTAATTCTCTTTCAATAGGTAATTTACGAATGCCTAGTTCTTGCATTTCTTTACCTATTGGGCCATATACTTTATCTTGTGTAATTCTTGCAGCTTGTGCTATTTCTGGAATATCATTCTGCATACCTTTTAATCTTGTTTTAGTTACTTCTCTACTAAACTCAGCTAAAGACATTTGACTATTCATAATATTATGTAAATTTAATCCTAATTCTGTTTTAGGATGTGCACCTTGTACTCTAGCAATATATTTCATGTATTGCTCTTTAATATCTTTCATAGCTTCTATTGATCCTACTTCTCTCATTCTTAATTGTAATTCAATAGATGGATCTGTTGCTTTAAAACCATACTCTTTAGTATTTTTTAATTTAAGTAATGGTGTATCTAAAATATCTGCAATCATTGTTCTTGCATTTTTAGAAACAGATTTAGTAACTCTAAATACATTAGTCCAAGGACCATCTTCACCAAATACACCTAAATTACTTTTTACAAATCTTTCACCTTGAAATTCTTCAGAAGGAGTTGGTTTTACTTTTTGTTCATTAGCTGCTGCACCTACATTACCAGGTGTTGGAGGTCTTTCATTAGGATTTATAAACTTACCATCTTCATATATTTCTTGTGTCATTGTTTTAGGTGGTGCATGAAATGATTTATCTGCGTCTATAATTTTTTGTTGTGTAGCTCCTCCTACAGAACCTTTAGCCATTTTATTAATTATATAAGGTAATCCATAACCACCAGCAACAATCCAAGGAACATAATCATCTGGTCTTGTTGGATCTATATTTTGCTTTGCTATTTCTTCAGCAGTAAAAGCTGTACCAAATATTTTTGCACTTTGCCCTGCTTTAGTTGCTAATAATAAACTTGAAGGATCTAAAAATGCTCCAGTAATTTTACCTATATGATACCAAGGACTAGCATAATTTTGTTCTGCTTGTTTATTTAACTTTTGTATAATAGCTGTAGATTCTGCAGCACTTTTACTAAACATAAATTGATCATAAAAATCTTGATAGTTTTTTAATTGTGGATCATTCTTGGGATTATAATTTTCATCTGGTACAAAATCTTGATGATTAACATAATAATCAACAGCCATTGATGTTAAATTTTCAGAAGCAAATCCTTGTTGAAAATCTACATAAGGACTATACTCTATAGGAGTATTTCTTTCTTGTTTTAAACTTTCTGCATCAGAAGGCTTAAATGGAAAAGCTGTCATTAATTTAATTTACCTAATTTACCACCATAAGAATTTATGCCTCTTGTATAACCTTCAAAAATCATTTTATCTAAAAGTAATTGATTTTCTGGTGGATAATATTTATAAAATGCTTCTGAACCCATTTCATGTTCAATCATAAATTTAATTAATTTATTCATTTGATTTCCATCAAAAAAATTAATTGCAGTATCTCTAGTAAAATTAGTTTTTTCTTCTAAAGCATTTAAATATGGTTCACTTTTTTCTGCATATACAGTTAATATTTCTTCTATAGTAGGATTGTTTCCATATCTTTTAGTAGTTTCATTATTAATTAAAGTTGAGTTATTAATCATTACTCTCATACCAGCTCTTATAGAATCTACAGGACTAGCAAATATTGCTGCTTGATTACCTGTAGTAATATCTTTCATTTCACCATCCCAAGTTTGATCAGTTTTCATGACTGCCATATAGTTATTAGTTCTAAATGTTAATGGTAAATCTTTATTTTGATAATTATTATATACATGTTGCATATAACTTTTTTGAACATTTTCTTCTGTAAAAGAAGCTTTATGTGGAGGAAATCTAGATTCTATTAATTTTTGTTTATCATTAAAATTTCTATTACCTTGAATTTGTGCATCATAAGATACAATTTCATTAACTTCATTATTAATTTCTGCAGCTTCATTATAATAAGATTCAACATCTATATCTTGACCTAATGCTTTAAATATAAAACCAAATGGTTTTACTTCAGCAGGTATATCATTTATTAAAGGAAAGTCTGGATAAAATCTATAATCAGAAGCTTCTACTTTTGTTTTACTAATTGCATAAAAAAATTTTTTTAACCATTTTTCTGTACCAGAATCTCCATCAATAAATCTACCTAAACCTTTTTCCATAAATAAATCAAATCTTTTAGTAGCAATTTCTTGTATAACTTGAGATCTAGAATCTGGTAAATCTTCTACGAGCATATTACTTCTTAAACCAGTAGGATCAAAAAAGTTATCTCCTTGTGTTAAAGATATTAATTTATCATCATACAAAACTTTAGCATGATAATTAGGTTTTCCTTCTTTATTAAAAGTTCCTGTAGGCTCTATAATTAAATTTTTATAATTTTCATCTATAACTCTTTTCATAACATCACTAATGTTTATTGGTTCTTGTTCTTTTCCAGTTGGACCAACAGGATCAAAACCAAATCTTTCTATTTGTTCTTCTTTAGATAAATTTTCTTTTAAATAATTTGCTTGTGCCATTAATGCAGAATCAAAACCTTGACCAGTAAATCCAATTTCTTTTTCAAAACCATGTTTAATCATACTAACTTTACCAGTTCCATTTAGTCTAGTAGCTGAATATCCTTGTTTATTCATTGAATGTAAAGCTTGAATAGATGCTTTGTAAAATTGTTCTTTACCTTCATCTGTTTTTAAATCTATATCACTATTACCATTTATGTAAGCTAATTGTGTTTTAATATTATCTAACCAAACTTGTTGCACTTGTGGTGTCATATCAAGTCCTTTATACCAAGCACTTGTGCTTTCTGGTATAAACATATGAGAAAACTTATTTTGTTTTTTATTAAATATTTTTTTTAGCCACCAAGTATCTGTATTTATATCTTGCATTTCAATAGTCCATTTCATGTTATTGATTGCAATATCTAAATTATTATCAATATTAGAAGATACTTTGTTATAATTTTCTTCTAAAGTACCTTGATTAGCTACTATTTGATTTAACTTTTCAGCAACTACTTCTGGAGATTCCATAGCATTTAAACCCATTTTATCTGCTGCATTATAAATATGTTCATTTTCAATTGTTAAATAAGGAAACATATCTTTTGATTTTATAAAATTACGCAAAGCATAATTTTCAAAAAAATCTTCTATCATTCCTGGTGTTTTAAAATTAACATTATAACTTTTATTAATTTTTTTAAGTACAGCTGTTGGTTCTATATTTTGATTTTTATATAATTCCATAACTGTTGCTAAATCTGGATTTTCAATATCAGTTATATTTTTATCATTTATTCCATATCTTCTAAGTAAAGCAGTTTTAAATAATTCCATTTGTTCATTATCTTCAAAATTATCAATAACTTCATAATCTAAAGCTTTGCTTACTAATTTTTGAACATTAATATTTTTATTAACTATTTCAACAGCTCTAGGAAAATCTGTTTCAGAAATACCTGGCATAGCATTAATTACATAATTAGTAGCATTACCATTTGCACCATTAGCAAAAATGTTAACATCTAATATTGAACCAGCATCTTGTAGTCTATCAAGAGGATATTTTGTTTTAGCACTTTTTAATCCATTAATATTTTTACTATTATAATCATCATACAATGATTTAACTTTAGTTATTATTTGAGATCTTTTAAATGGATCTGTAATATCTTTAGCATACTTTTGAAATATAGGATTATCTACATTATCTGGTGTTACTGGTAAATTATCTTTTCCTGCAGCATAATCTAAAAAATATTTATTACCATCTACATCTCCTAATTTTTTTATAATATTAAATACTCTTAATGTTTCTAAATCTATAATATCATTATCTAAATCTTTTTTTAATTGAGTTCCTTTATATCTATTAGTAGCAACAAGAGTATTTTCTGCACCACCATAATTATGATTTAAAGTTTTTTGTAAATCATTTCCAATAAAACTATTTATATCTAATGCTGTTAATTCTGGACTCATACTTATAGTTTCTAAATGAGATCCTGCATCTACCATTGTTTGATCTTTAGTTAAATTCCAACCATCTAATGCTTTTTGATCTTCTCTAGCATTATAATTGGTTGTAGCATAAGACATATTAGCTAAATTTTTTTGTGCTAATATATTTTGTGCAACATTTTTAAAAACTCCTGGTGTGTTATCAATTGTTGTTCTAGAATAACTATCTATTGCATTTCTCATTCCATCTGGATCAAATTTAAATTTATCTTTTAATTGTAAATAATGATCTCTTGATTGTTGATTAAATTGAAATTGCCAATTTGCAGAAGCATCAGCTTCAGCTTTTTTTCTAAATACATCTATAGCTTCTGATATAGGTTTAGATATTTGTGCTGCTATATTAGTATTAGCAAATTTTGGAATACCAATATTATCAGCTACACTTGCTTTTAAATTAACTTGTTTTTTTGCTTGTTTTAATGCCATAGTTACTCCGTTTGTCCTGGATCAAGAGGATCATAATAATTATCATATTGTCCTCTTGTTTTATATGATTTAGCGTAAGCTCCTGTTTTTAAAGCTGCAGATGCTA